CGGTGTGTGGCGAGATGGCGGAACGACGTACTTCCCATATTACAATGACGGAAAACACCTTGCAAATAAGGTCAGGTATCCGGACAAAGAGTTCTCTGTTCAAGGCGATCTTAAACATTCAGGGCTATTCGGTAGCAACCTATTCCCTCCCGCAAGTGCGAAGTTTGTTACGCTTGTCGAGGGCGAGTACGACGCACTGGCTGCTTTTGAGCTTGTTGGTTCGAGATGGCCCGTCGTCTCTGTCCGGAATGGAGCGGATGGCGCTTGCCGGGATGTGGCCGACAATTTTGAATACCTCAACAGCTTCCCAAGCATTGTGGTGTGCTTTGACAAGGACCAAGGTAAGCTAAATGCCAAGGGTGAGATACGTTACCCCGGGCAGGAGGCGGCTGTCGCTGTGGCGGGGATGTTCCCAATCGGCAAGGTTAAGGTTCTTACTCTTGCAGACGGCAAAGACGCGAACGACTATCTTAAGAGCGGTAAGCGCGAGCAGTTTAACCGTGAGTGGTGGGCTGCGCCTAGCTTTACTCCGACGGGTCTTAAACTCGGGCGTGACATGTGGTCAGAAATATCTGAACGGAAGTCATATGAGACAGTTCCGTATCCCTGGGACGATCTTAACAATCAGACTTATGGGATTCGGCTCTCCGAGTTCGTGGTCGTCACCGCCGAAACCGGTGTGGGCAAGACATCTGTCCTTAAAGAGATTGAGTTTAATATTAGAAAAGTATCACCGGATGCGGGTATCGGGCTTCTCCACTTGGAGGAAACGAATGGCGACACTGCACTCGGCTTGATGTCCATTGAGGCGAATCTCCCCTTGCATCTCCCAGATGTGAGGGAATTCGTCAAGCCTGAAGAAATGCGTGGATACTTCGATAAGGTAATCGATACCGAGAAGATCGTTTTGTATGATCATTTCGGGTCTAATTCTATCCAAGAAATCCTTAATAAAGTACGACATATGCACAATCTCGGATGCAAGTACATCATCCTTGATCACCTTTCTATTGTGGTGTCTGATCAAAGCGGTGACGAACGCAAGCAACTAGACGAGATTGCTACTAAACTTAAGACTTTGTGTATGGAATGTAATCTGGCTATTATTGCAGTTATCCACGTCAATCGGCAGGGTCAAATTAGGGGCACTGCTGGCGTGGAACAACTGGCTAACATTGTAATCAAACTTCATAGAGAAAAGCTCTCCGAAGACTCATGGAGACGCAACGTAGTCAAGCTAGTCGTGGAAAAGAATAGATTCTGCGGCAGGACTGGTCCGGGTGCCTATTTGTGGTATAACCCCGACACTGGGCGACTTAACGAACTGACTAAAGAACAGATCGCAGCATACAATAGCGGAGGTAACGCACCTGACCACCAATGGTAAGGGGAAGGTAACATGGGGTAAGAAAGCTGGGTTATCTGGTCCTCGACGATTTAGGATCTACCAGGAAACTCCAGAAGAGACTATTATTCGTTCCGTTGAGTATGTTAAACGATTCGGAAATTCATCCTATCCAGCACGTTTGATAGATAAACTCCTTTTAGACAACGGTATCACTACTGAAATACCTTCCTGACCCTAATGACTGGCACAAATACTGGTATATTGACATTGAGACAAACAGTCTAACACCCGATACTATCTGGATGATGTGCGCCAGCCGGATGGATCAAGAGACGGTGCACAGCTTTGTAGGCCATGAGGCAGTTTGGAGGTTCTTTGACGAACTTCGCGGGAGTGACGTTTACTTTGTCGGGCATAATGCGATCAGTTTTGATGGCCCTGTCACGAGCAAGCTTGTTCAGGGTTTTGCTGACACTTCTAATATTGTTGATACTCTGGTTCTGTCTTACCTGTACGATCCCGCTCTTGTTGGTGGTCACAGTCTGGAAGCTTGGGGTGATCGTCTCGGAGACCCTAAAGGTGACTTTAGTGACTGGTCTGGCTACAGTCCGGAGATGGATTCTTATTGCCAGCAAGACGTAAAGCTTGGTAAAAAGGTCACACGAGCCTTGTGGGCACGTATGCGGCGTATGGGATTCAGTGAGAAATCCTGTGAGATCGAACATGAAATCAGGGTAGTAGTAAATGAACAACAGCGAAACGGATGGTACTTTGACATCCCAGGGGCGCAATCTCTCGTATCTCAACTTAGATTTGAACAAGCAGCTCTCGAAGGCCCTATACTTGATCTCTTTCCACCACGACTTGAAGTGCAAGGCACGTATATCCGGCGAACTACGAAAGGCGGAGAAGACTTTGCAAGCTACGATAAACACGTTGCAAAGTATCCAGAACTTCGTGACAATGGAGACGGAACCTACAGCACTCTCGACTGGGAATCTTTCAACCTTGGCAGCCCGAAACAAAGAGTTGCAAGGCTTCTAGAACTTGGCTGGGAACCTCAGAATTTCACAGAAAAAGGTTTCCCAAAAGTTGATGAAGAAGCACTCGTCAGTTTTGCTGAAACGTCTGGTAGACCAGAAGCGCAAGCCCTTGCAGATTGGCTCGTCTTACAGGGGCGTGCCAGTATGGTTGACGGATGGCTGAACAACGTCAACTACGACGATCACTGTATGCATGGTTTTATTCTGACATGCGGTGCTACGACTCGCCGAATGATCCACAACAGCCCCAACACGGCCAACATCCCGAAGGCCAAGAAGAAAGTAAAGTATGGCATTGAGTGTAGAGCGGGCTTGAATTGCGTTGCTTTGCTGAGTATCTTGCAAATGATGAAGCCACCATTCTCTTCACAACAGGCGACCCACATCTCGTTAACACTAGAAACCTCGATCTCCCAGATGAAATGCGTGATCTCACCGTCAAAAACGGTCTCTACTGCTATCTCTATGGTGGTGGAGATGGAAAACTCGGGGTCACGCTTAGGCCTGAGCTTCGAGGGGACGACGCTAGAAGATATGGCAAATGGGCTCGTGAACGCCTTGAAAAAGGTACACCCGGACTTGCTAAGCTTACAAGTTCTATTCAAGATGAGTTTCGAGGAAATGGCGGACTATTGCGCACCATTGATGGGGGATTTGTCCGGTGCCATTCCCAAAACGCTAGTCTCAACTATAAACTACAAAGCGCCGGTGCGATCCTGATGAAGAAGGCAGCAATCTTTGCAAGAAACGAAATATACCGGCGTGGACTCGATGGGTTCTATGTGGGTAATATCCACGATGAGGGGCAACTTGACTGCTCTGCACGAGATGCCGAGGAAATCGGAAAGGTATGTGTTCAAGCCATTTCCGAGGCAGGCGAAGATTTGGGATGTAAAGTCCCGTTCACCGGAAAGTACATCGTAGGGGATAATTGGGCTACCTGTCACTAACGCGCTTTGAATTGAATATTTAGCTTGATTATTCCGGCGCGTATGCTATAATTATCGTATGGGATTAAGTAATAGAGATCGACAAAGAGCATACAGGAAATTGCATCCTGAAATGCAATTATGGAGCAGTGCTAAATCTCGTGCTAAACGAGATGGTGTTGAGTTTGATATTACACGTTCAGATATTATAATCCCGGATATATGCCCTGTATATGGTATACCTTTAATACCCTCTAAAAGTAAAGGTCCATCTCTTAATTCACCTACATTAGATCGTGTAAACCCTCTAAAGGGATATGTCAAAGACAACGTGAGAGTAATCTCACATAAAGCAAATGCAAGAAAACAGAACAATACCGTAGAGGATTTAGAACTCCTCTTGAGGTATGCAAAAGGAGAACTATAAATTGCTGATCCAAGGTAAATCGAAGTGGACGAAGGTTCTTGGTGAACCGGTTTGGGGCTATCAAAATGCCCATAAAGAGTGGAGCGTTGATGTCTATCCTAACGAGGATAGCCTTGAACGTTTGAAGGTAGAGGGACTTGAACCTAAATTGAAAGATAAGGGTGCAGGAGTTTACATCACCTTCAAGCGCCGTGAGAAGAAGCAAGACGACACCCCCAACCAACCCATCCGCGTGGTGGATCATCACGGTGAAGCGTGGAACCCGGCCGTTAAGATCGGCAATGGTTCGACTGTCAATGTTAACTTTGCCGTCAATGAATACGGTAAGGGTCAGAAGTCTGCTAATATCCTGTCTATGCAGGTCTGGGATCTTGTGAAGTACGACGGCGGTAATGAGTTCCCCACCCGCGAAGATGCTGAAGGTGAGAAGACCTGGGCCGAAGAGGCTGGTTAATTTCGTTAAAATAAACGGTAAGTGGCAGAATACTCGGGAATACACGCGTAAACGATACAGGAATAATTGGTCTCATAATCAAGTCGTAGCAAAACGTTCTCTAAGCAAGAGAAAGGATTTGCCATTTGACTTAGATGAGTCTGATTTAATTATTCCCGAATTCTGTCCAGTTCTTGGGATACCTATCTTTTTTGAAGACGGTAATGGCCCGAAATCTCATAGTCCATCTATAGATCGTTTGATTCCTTCAAAAGGATACGTGAAGGGAAATATTCACGTAATTTCTCGGAAGGCTAATAGAATTAAGAATGATGCAACATTAGATGAACTTGAGAAGGTTTATAAATGGCTAAAGAACAAACTCTCGTAAAGGATATTTACAGGGTATTGAGTGAAGGTTGTGAAATTTCTGATGCCCAAGCTACAGAATTTGGGTCGGAGATTGCAGCACTAATTCAAGATCGGCTGGCAGAACGTATGAAGCCTGCCCGAGAATTTACTTTGCGTATGAGTAACATCGGAAAGGGTACAAGGCAACTTTGGTATGACAAACGATATGGGCGCGAAGAGAACCTTCCGCCAGCAACTATCTTCAAGTTCATCTACGGCGATCTTATCGAATCCCTCCTTCTCTTTCTTGCCAAGCTTGCGGGCCACAATGTTACGGAACGCCAAGCTGAGGTGGTTGTCGACGGAATTAAGGGACATATCGATGCGGACATCGACGGAGTAACAGTTGATGCAAAGTCAACCAGTACACACGCTTTCCGTAAGTTCGCTGATGGCAGTCTTATCGATGACGACCCTTTCGGGTACATTGAGCAGATCGCCGGGTATTGTGAGGCTCGCGGTACGCCAGGAGCCTTCCTTGCTGCCGACAAGCAAAACGGTCACATTACATATCTCGAAATCCCCCTAGAAGAGCTACAGGCTGTCGTTAATGTTAAGGAACGTATTGCCTATATCAAGCAAGCAGTCGAGTCAGATGACATCCCCGAGCGTTGCTACGACGACCAGCCGGAAGGCGAGTCAGGTAATCGTGCACTCGGTGTCAACTGCTCTTATTGCCCTCATGCAAGACGTTGTTGGTCTGATAGTAATGGTGGTCTTGGTCTTCGGACTTTTCTTTATTCTAGCGGCCCTAAGTTCCTTACTCAGGTAAAACGAGAACCAAAAGTACGAGAAGTAAGCTTCTAAAGCTTAACGGAAGGAATAGACGGATATGGACGACAACGAAAACACTGGTGAAAACGTCTTTAAGTTTGGCGCCATTACTGGTGGTAAGGACAATGAAGCAGAAGACACGATCCCGCAGAATGACTACTTTGTGGTTGACGTTGATGATATTGAGTACGATATTAATGGCTTCCTCATTTTTACGCCGCATCACCTCGCTATCATGCGTGATGAAGGCAAGGGTGCAGTTCCTGCTCTAGTCTTGCCGATTGCTCGTGTGAAGACTGCGGTTCTGTCGAAGTTTGTAGACAATAGTTAATGGCGTTTAAGTCTGGCTTCGAGCGTACTGTCGATGCCAATCTGAAGTCTCGTGGGGTGAAATATACCTACGAGACTTTGGAACTTCCCTATATTCTTAACGGGACATACCATCCCGATTTTATCCTAGACAATGGTATCATCATCGAGGTCAAGGGTAAACTTGATCGTGAAAGTAAACGTAAGATGATTGCCGTTAGAAAACAATATCCCGACCTAGACATCCGCTTCCTTCTAATGGAGGCTAATAAAAAGGTTCCGGGCACAAAGCAAACTCATGAGGCGTGGTGTAGCCGTAATGGGTATCTTTGGGCAATAGGGACAGTGCCGCAGGAGTGGATTGATGCCTAAAATCCTAGTTATTGATATTGAAACGCGACCAGCATTGGTGTACACCTTTCAGATGTACGACACTAATATCAGCCCCGATCAAATTGTAGACAGTGGTGGTATGCTCTGCTTCTGTGCTCATTGGGTCGGCTCAAAGGAATATATGTTCTATTCAGATTGGAACGACGGTCATCAAGCAATGATTGAAGCCGCTCATAAACTCCTAAGTGAGGCTGATGCTGTTGTGTCTTACAACGGTAACCGATTTGATCTCCCCAAACTTCGGGGCGAGTTTATCCTA